GTCACTGTCTGTCTGCTGTCTCTGTCTGGAAAGGAAAGGTTTCTCCTATGTCGAAGTTCGGTGAAGAAGTTTACCACCATATAGAAGGTGTGGTGTTCGAGCGTCAGCGTGCTGTTCATTGTAAAGCGTTGCAAAAGATGCTACCAGGCGCCAAAAGCATCTTGTTCAACGCGCCAGAAAATTCTTCCGAGATTTCCAATTCCTCTGAAGAAGAAATGGAAAGAAGAGGACAGTATGATGAGGATGTTGACTCTAAACTGTGGGAAGTCCATCGGGACGTTCTAAATGGTAGGTGCAAATTCCTGAGTATGCGTGATCCTGAGGCTGCGAAGGACTTTGTTTCTCCTTCTGGCGGTATGTACGGTTTGCCTTACAGTAAATGGACTGAACCTCAAAAACGTTTTTGGGGTTTAATTCGTCAATGCTGGCGCGAAGAAACAAGAGCCTTCAGAATCGCTAGATAGTTGTTCAGCGTAACTGGCGCCGGCTTTCTCTCGGGAGGGTCGGCGCATTTTTCGAGGTCAAGGATGGATGATGAAGAGATGAGAATTCGGTTTGTCCGTGATGTCGCGGCGGAATACAATGGCGCCATGGCCAAGTTCCCTGGCAACCGTTGCAACGTGGCCGCGTTGATGGAAGAAGTTGGCGAGCTGGCGCAGGCGCTGTTGCAGTATGAGTTTGAACCCGCCAAGTATGGCGTCACCAGCGCTAACATCTACACGGAGGCGGTGCAAGTTGCGGCCATGGCGATGAAGATCGCCCTACATGGTTCGTCCGAATTCCCCAGCTACCAATTCAGCAAAGCTTTTGCACCCTTCAAGCCAACAGGATCATCATGAAAGTCAACCTCATCGATTACACCGGCGCTGGTTATCCCAACCCGGCGGACGCGGCTGCACGCTTGTTGGTGTACGTCAAGAACACACGCCTGCAGCAAGGCGAACAAACCCGCCAGACCATCAAGTTCATGACGGACGCGGATGTTGCGGAAGAGCTGGACGCCATCAGTAAGACCATTCGCTCCAGCTGGGAGTTTGTTGATTACACTTGGGAAATCCTTGGTGTCACGCGCGCCTATACCCACCAACAGGTGCGCTCCCGCCATGCCAGCTTTGCGCAGCAGGCGCAACGCGTGGTTGATATGTCGAATTTCGACACCCTTTGTCCAGAAAGCGTATTTGCTGCCGGTCATGGCGCCACCTGGACCGACTTGATGGACACTATCAGTTCCACCTACCAATTGTTGCAAGCCTGCGGCGTGCCTAACCAAGATGCGCGCGGCGTATTGCCGACCAACGTACTCACCAACATTATTATGAAAACCAATTTGCGTGAGTTTGCTGACATCTGTGGTAAGCGCGACAATCTGCGGGCGCAAGGCGAATATGCGACCGTGGTACGCGCCATGAAAGCGGAAGTGCTAAAAGTGCATCCTTGGGCTGACATCTTTCTGAGCCCTGAGCGCACACGTACGCCGGCTCTGGACGAGATATTAAAAACCGCGCTGGGCACAGCCGCGCCAGTAGACCAACCGCATATCAACGCGGCGCTCAAGGAACTCGACACTCTCAAGGGAACGTGGGGATGACCATTCGGCGTGTAGCTCTGTTCGACATTGACGGGGTGCTGGCGGCCAGCTGGAACCGCTCCGCCCTCATCGACACTGAAAGTTGGGACGCGTTCCACGCAGCCAGTGTCGAGGATGAACCAATCGAGGAAATACTCGACATAGCCCACGCCATGTACGAAACCGAACTGTGGTACATCGTGCTGTTGACCGGGCGGCCAGAAAAATGGCGCAACATCACCATGCGTTGGCTGTTGCAACATGACGCACCCATGCATGAATTGTTGATGCGGCCGGACGATGATTATCGGCCAGCGGCGGAAGTCAAGCTTGACATTATCCGTACGCGCTGGCCCGGACTCAATCCTAAGGCCACAATCGTGTTCGAGGATCACGAACCAACGGCCGCCGCTTGGCGCGGCTTGGGGTTCACAACCTTGCTGGTAACGGCTTACAACCGATGATGAGTCCGGCTGACTTGCTACGCAAATTGGCAACTATGAATGAGATGAAGACGGCGGAGTATCATCCTCGCAATGGTGATATTGATCCATTCACTTTCGCCAAACATGGTGCTATCATGGCCACATTGTTTGCTGGTCACGATGGCATCAAGTTGCAGTCTGAGCATGATTTCAACCGCTATCACTTATTGGTGCAAATATGCGTCAAGTTGGCACGCTACGTTGAAAACTTTGAACAAGGTGGCCACCAGGACTCAATTCATGACCTGGCGGTCTATGCCGCAATGTTAGGAGCCTACGATGTACGTGATAGAAGCCCAACTGACCGACGGGCGGACGTGGACAGCAACAGCGGACAGCTCAGCCGGCATTCGGGTTGAATTGAATTGTGCACCACCCTTCAAAAAGGTGCTGCTACATGAATTTGTACGTGTAGGTGATCACGCCATCAATGATTGGCGCAAAGTGGGTGTGCGTGAATGGAAGCATTGATATTTGACTTGGAAACCACGGGCCTGACCGACAACCGCTCTGTGCCACTAGACAAGTTGCCAGAAGCGGTTGAGTTCTGTGGCTTGCTGATCGATTTTGACACCGGCCGTCTAATTGATGAACTCGACATATTAATCAAGCCTCATAAGCCTGTACCGTTTGAAATTACCAAGATCACAGGCCTCAATGATGAAGACTTGAAGGACGCATCACCGTTTGCCTGGGTAGCACCGCGCATCCGCACAATCATTCAACACGCACCATTGGTGATAGCGCACAACGCCAGTTATGATGTTGAAATACTCGATATTGAATATCAACGCGCTAAGTTGGCGCCGCTGGTTTGGCCGCGCATTGTTTGTACTGTTGAAGCCACCGTTCATCTTCAAGGGCACCGCTTGAATCTAACCGCGCTGCATACGCATCTGTTTGGTTGTGGCTTCCCCAACGCGCATAGAGCGCGAACAGACGTAGAAGCCCTGGCCCGCTGTGTTGCAAAGCTTTATCAACAAGGCGACATATGATTTCAGCTGATGTCATTCTTGACAGCCTGAGCCCAGACAACCACCGGTTGACCACCATGCGGGTGCGCTGTCCGCGCTTCATTTGGGATGAAGTGTTGACTCATAGAGCCTTTTCGCGCAACGCTTCTTCATTACGCGCGGTGCCAACTAAACGCTTAATTGAGGACGTCAAAGCTCAACTGGCTGAGCCTGTGGAATGGAGTAAGAACAAGCCCGGCATGATCGGTGGCGACCTAATGGATCTCACTGGTACGTCTGCGGCGCAGGATGTATGGCGCGCGGCGGCCCAATTTGCCATTATGGAAGCCGGTTCATTGGCAGCCATGGGCGTTCATAAGCAGATTGCTAACCGGTTGCTGATGCCATTTGCACATATCAATGGACTCATCACCGCTACCGAATGGGACAATTTCTTCACGCTGCGGCGCCATTGGGCGGCGGACCCAACTGTGGCGGCGTTGGCCGAGGCACTGTGGACCGCGCAGCAAGCCTCAACTCCAAACCTGTTGCGGCCTGGCCAATGGCACTTGCCATTCGTACGCGATCAGGATTGGAACACGCTCACGGATGATTACAAGCCATTCAGAACTATGATCCAAATCAGCGTGGCGCGCTGCGCCCGCATCAGTTACCAGTCCAACGCCACTGGTAAAGACTCAACAACAACAGAAGACTTGATATTGGCCGCCAAGCTATTGAATTCGCAGCCAATGCATGCGTCTCCGGCGGAGCACCAGGCCACGCCGGATCAATGGGATGAAGAAGATCACATTTGGCGCGACGGCGACCGCCACGGCAATTTCAAGGGTTGGGTCCAGTACCGTAAGACGCTAGCAATGGATTGAAATTATGCGCACCCGCACCGGTTACTCCTTCCGTACGGCGTGGGGTAAGATTGACGATGTCATTGCACGCCTGAAAGCTATTGGCGCTACCACAGCGCCCATCAGTGACCGCAATAGCACCTTCGGTTATGTGCGGTGGACCAAGGCCGCAAAAGCTGCAGGCCTGCACCCGGTGTATGGCGTTGAGCTCAACACGGTGTCTGAATTGGGGCAGGCCAAGCCCAACACTGATGCATGGGCGTTTTTTGCACAAACCGACTTACGGCCACTGCATGACCTGATTTGGCGCGCCGGCAACAATCCTGGCCGCGACCCGAGCCTGCTTTACACACAAGCGTTGGCGGCAGAAGGTGTTTTCAAAATCGCAGGCGAGCGCCTGTTGGTGTCAAAGCTGCCAGACGCACTGCCAACAGACTTTTTCTTCGCCCTCAGCCCTGCGGCATCAAAAGGCTTGGTGCGCTCAGCCTGCACGCGCGGCATTCCGCCCTTGGCTAGCAGTGAGAACTTCTACCCAACGGTCACAGATGAGGAGCTCTACCGCGTCGCATTAGGCAAGCGTGCCGCCACTCAGACTTACCCGCGCCATATTCTTTCAGACGCCGAATTAGGCTTATGGCTGGCCGGCGCTGGCCACAGCGACAGCCTCATCAACGCTGCCTTTGCCAATCGCAACTCTGTGCTGAGCAAATGTAAGGCGCAATTGAAGCAAGCCAAGTTAGTGTCTCCCCAGCATGCTGCCAGTTTGTACGCCATGTGTGCGGAAGGTGCAGCCCGGTTGGGCGTCAATTTGCAGCACCCAGTCTATAAGGAACGGCTTGAGCGTGAACTCAACATCTTTCATGAAAAGCAGTTTGATGATTACTTTTATTTGCTAGCTGACTTCATGAGCTTTGCACGTGCCAATATGGTTTGTGGGCCGGCGCGCGGCTCCAGTTGCGGCAGCTTGGCGTGTTACCTACTAGGCATCACCACCATTGACCCTATTCCCTACGGCTTGATTTTTGAACGCTTTGTTGATGTCAATCGTATGGATCTGCCAGACATCGACGTTGATCTCAGCGACCAGCGGCGCCATCTTGTGTTTGAATACCTTGAGAACAAGTATGGCCAGGAGCGCGTTGCGCGGCTCGGCACGGTGGGCACATTTGGTGCACGCTCCGCAATGCGGCAGGCCGCCATAAGCCTCAAGATTCCGCCTTGGCGCGTGGAAAAGGTCAATGACTCCATTATTGAACGTTCCAGTGGCGACTCACGCGTCATGAACACGTTGGAGGATACGCTTAAGCAAACCCCAGTTGGCAACGCCATGCTCTCGGAATATCCCGAATTCATCATTTCTGGCGCCATGGAAGGTCACCCCGTCAACGCCAGTCAACATGCCGCAGGCGTAGTTATCACCAACACGCCAATTAGGGATTACGTAGCCGTAGACGCACGCACGCGCGCCACCCATTGTGATAAGAAGGATGCTGAAACCCTTAACTTACTCAAGATTGACGCCTTAGGCTTGACACAGCTGTCGGTGTTCGAGCGTCTGTTAGAACTGATAGGGCAGCCACCGGGCTCGGGTTTTCTGGAACACATACCCCTGGACGATCCAGCGGCGTTCGAGGTGATGAACAACGGCCACTATAGTGGAATTTTCCAGTTCACTGGCGCCGCACTGCGCAGCGTGTCTACGCAAATCAAGTTTGACAAGCTGGACGACATCGTCGCAATGACAGCCTTGTGCCGTCCTGGCCCATTGGGCAGCGGCGGTACCACCTTGTGGATCAAGCGGCGACGCGGCGATGAGCCGGTGCCCAAAGGGGTGCACCCGCTATTGGATGAACTGACGGCGGAAACCTATGGCGTGGTGATCTACCAAGAAACAGTGATGCGGATTACACGTGACATTGGCAACTTCAGTTGGGCAGACACGGCGGCCATCCGCAAATTGATGAGCAATCGACAAGGCAATGAAGCCTTCCGCCGATTTGAGGATCAATTCTTGGCAGGCGCGCAGGCCAATGGCTTGAGTCAAGAGCAAGCTGTAGCGGTCTGGAAACAGATTGACACTATGGGCGCTTGGGCCTTCAACAAGTCTCATTCCGTGGCTTACGGCATACTCAGCTATTGGTGTTGTTACCTGAAGGCACATTACCCAGTTGAGTTTGCGGCGGCCACGTTGGACGCTGAACCCGAACCCGCCAAGCAACTTACCATATTGCGTGAATTGGCGGCGGAAGGCGTCAATTATATTGCGGTGGACAAAGAGCTCAGCACTGACCGTTGGCAACCGGCCACGGTGAATGGTGCAAAAATGTTGGTCGGTCCACTTAATAACATTCGCGGCATTGGCCCTGTGCGGGTCCGGGAGATCATAGACAGTCGCAAAACAGGCGCAGCCCTGAAGCCAGCCGTCACCAAATTGTTGAATCAAGCTGTCACCAGCCTTGACGAATTGTACCCAATCGCCACTTGCATCAAAACATTGCACCCTGATCTCAGAGCAATTAACATCATTACCACGCCAATAACAATCAAGTCCGTACAATCCGGCCAAACAAATGGTGAATTCGTCACCATGGGCGTTATCAGGAAGATCTCTCCGCGTGATGAAAATGAATCCATCAACATACAAAAGCGCGGCGGCCGTGTCTTGTTTGGTCCAACGCAGTCACTCAACCTTTGGTTGGCAGATGATGGTGATGAAATTTACGTCAAGATTGACCGCTGGATGTATGAACGTCTAGGCCGCAAGATTGTTGAAGAAGGTCGTGTTGGCAGAACCTTGTTAGCCATCAAAGGCACATGTCCGCATGACTTCCG